AAGGAGCGCCTACTAAGAAAAACTTTGCAAGAGCAAAGCAGACTGTTAAGAAAAAATAATGTCAGATAGACTTTTTAGGATAAGAAGAAAGATGGCTAAAAAAAGAGACCCTAAAGTTGGAACGGGAAAAAAACCAAAAGGTTCTGGTAGACGCTTATACACAGATGAGAACCCAAAAGACACAGTCGGTATCAAGTTTGCTACAGAAGCAGACGCCAGAGCTACGGTTGCAAAGGTTAAAAGAGTCAGTAAACCATTTGCGAGAAAGATACAGATCCTTACAGTTGGTGAGCAAAGAGCAAAGGTGATGGGTAAGAATAAAGTAGCTGGTATATTTAAAAGAGGCAAAGAAAGCATAAGGAAAGCAAATAAAAAGTAAAACTTTACGTAAAGTTTTGGAGGTAGATATGGATATAAATAAATTAAGACAAGAATTAGAAGCAGATGAGGGAAAAGTACATGCAATATACTTGGATCACCTTAACCTGCCTACTTTTGGGATTGGTCATTTGGTGCTTGATTCTGATCCAGAGTATGGACAACCTGTAGGCACGCCTGTCAGCGAAGAGCGTGTAAATAGCTGTTTTGACAGCGATATTCAAGGGACTATAACCGATTGTAAAAATTTATTTGATAATTTTGATGACTTGCCAGAAGAGGCACAATTAATTTTATCTAATATGATGTACAATTTGGGGTACACAAGACTAAGTAAATTTAGTAAACTTAGAGCAAGTATATCAATTATGGATTTTACTGAGAGTGCAAATCAGATGTATGACTCGAAATGGAGAACACAAGTGCCTAACAGAGCAGAGCGTTTAATTAATAGAATGAAAGCATTAGGAGCGTAATATGTTATCAGCAATACTTAGTTTAGCAGCACCGGCAATACTTGGACCAGCAGGTTTAAGTATGGTTGCGAATCCTATGATTGCAAGTGCAATAGGTGGAGGTGTAGGAAAATTATTAGAAGGCGGTAGTCAACAAGATGCATTACAAGCTGCTGCTTTAGGTGGATTAGGTAGTTTTCTTGGTGGAAAGTTTGGTGGTGGCTCTTCTGCTTTTGGTGCAGATCCTACCCTTGGAGCTTCAGAGCTTGCTGGAGGTGCAACTAATGTAATACCCGGACCGGGAGGTGTTGGTAATATGAGTTATGCTGATTTGGTAGCTCAAACTGGCGGGCCTGCTACAGCAGGTGCCGGTGCTGGTATTGGTGCGGCTTTAACAAGACCAGAGGCTATAGGAGCTGGTATAGGCGCATCCTTAGCACCACCGCCTATGATGAAGCCAAAAGAAGAAGAAGAAATAGAAATGCCAAGAGGTATGCCTATTAAAAACACATCTATATTTCCTGAGATGGGTTATGATGCTGGTAAAATGGGTGAATTTAATTACAGAATACCTAGAAACTTTGCAGAAGGCGGAGAAGTAGAAAGCGATATAATGCCTATGGATGCAGGTATTGGTGGTATGATGAATGATGGCATGAATGACAAAGAATTAATAAGTAGCACTATTGACGTACTACAAGGAGAAATAATAGATAATGACAGACAAAGTGTAATATTAGCACAATTTGTAGCTCAGTTTGGTCAAGAAGCGTTACAAGATTTAATTAATAGAGTTGAATCTGGTGAAATACCAGCTATTCCTAGTGAGGGCGATGGTATGGTTAGCGGTGCAGGTGATGGCATGGCTGATATGATACCTGCCTCAATGGAAGGAGATCAAGATGTATTACTTTCTGATGGTGAGTTTGTTGTGCCTGCTGACGTTGTTAGTGGCATCGGAAACGGCTCCTCGGATGCAGGTGCTAATAAATTAGAAGATATGATGGATAGAGTTAGAGAACTAAGAACTGGTGGTAAGACACAACCACCTGCTATACCTGATGAGATGATGTTGCCTGCATGATATGCACAGCAGTGCCTCGTGAGGCAATAGACATAGTTTGGGGTGATGTTAGCAATATGCTTAACAAAGCCATAGTAACAAGCGCAGGTAAGTATCACATAGATGATATTTATCGACATTTAAATGAGGGATATTATAATCTTTGGTTAATTATAGATGATAAGAAAGATGAAAAGGTGATAGCAGCAATAACAACTAGAATAATAGAATATCCAAGCAAAAAGGCTATGGCTATGGATTGGATAGGCGGCAGAAGGATGATGGAGTGGTTGCCTATTGCTATGGAAAGATTAACAAGTTTTGCAAAAGATTGTGGTTGTAGCCATTTAGAGGGTTATGGAAGAAAAGCATGGTCTAAGATTTTAAAAAAATACAATTGGAATCCTGAATATATAGCATACAGAATGGAGATTAAAAATGGGTAAAGGTGGTGGATCAAGGCCTCAACAGCCTACTGAACAAAATATAGTACAAAGCTCGTTACCTAAATATTTTGAGCCATATGCTATAGACATGATGAAAAGAGCTGAAGCAGAGTCTAAAAGGGAATACACTCCGTATGAGGGGCAAAGACTAGCAGATGAAAATACTGATACTGCAAGATCTAGGGAAATAGCAAGGTCTGTTGCAGAAGGTGGTATACCGGGGCTTGGTCAAGCAACATCTGGAACAATGGCTGGTATGGGAAGAGCGCTAGAGGGAATTGGATTTCAGTCCCAAGATTTTGATTCTGCACAAGCACAAAAGTATATGTCACCTTATATACAAAATGTATTAGATGTACAAAAACAACAGGCAATATTAGATTTCAATAGAGGTCAAGCTGGTAGAGATGCATCTGCAGTGCAAGCAGGGGCATTTGGAGGATCGAGATCAGCAGTTGCAAATGCGTTAGCTGGGCAAGGATTACAAAGACAACTAGGTGAAATACAAGCCATAGGTCAGCAAAAGGCTTTTGAGCAAGCGCAACAACAATTTGGAGCAGACAGAGATGCAAGACTGGCTGCTGAAAGACAAGGGCTATCCGCCGCAGAGAGTTTGTCCGGTCAATCAGCGCAGCTTGCTGCACTAGGGGAGAAGGCAAGAGCTGGTGATATAGAATCTGCACAGTTATTAGAAAAGATTGCTAAAGACAGACAAGCTAGAGAACAAGCTGGATTAGACTTAGCATATGAAGATTTTGTAAGGCAAAGAGATATGCCAAGGGAAGATTTAACATTCTTGTCATCTATATTGCGTGGCGTTCCTGTACAGCCATCAACAGAGACTACTAAATTTCAACAATACAATCCTGTGAAAGACTTATTAGGTACAGGTATAGCTGGATTAGGATTATACAGAGGGTTAACAGGCGGATGATGAATGTTTTACAAATACAAGATGATTTAAAAAACTTTTCAGAAGATCAGTTAATAAGAGAAATGCAACAGCCAACTGGCTCTGCACCTCAATTCCTTGTGTTATCAGAATTAAATAGACGTAAAAGAGTAAAAGGTGAGTTTGAAGCAAGACAAGCTAAAAACATGCCTACGGTTGCAGAAGAGGCAGTTGCGGCAGCAGGTGTTCCACAGCAGGGTATGATGGGCATGTCAGAAGCTATGGCTCCTGCAAGTGTTGATTCAGGTGGCATAGGATCTATGATGCCTAAAACCATGAAAATGGGCGGTGAAGTTGATTCTTATGCAGAGGGAGGTCTCATAGAAGGTATAGCTGATAGTGTAAGTCAGAATGCTGAGGCTTTACAGGGTATACAAGAAGCTACAATGCAAAATTCTAAATTATTACAAGATCAAAAAAGCACAGGTATACAACAACCACAAATACCTAGGCCTATGCCTATACAACAATTGCCCGGATTTACAGATAGAGGGCCTTTTCCTAGAATACCTAGACCTAGATTTCCCGGATTTGGTGGCAAAGGTGGCCCAATGGCTAGACCTGCGGTTATTGATAGACCAAGATTTGGAATGATGGGATTTGGTGGCAGTCCTATGCAACCATATAGAGGGCGACTAGGATCAGGGTTAGCGGCTTTAGGTAACAGAATGCCAGAACCTCAATCAATGGCTGGGGGTGGTGTTATTAAAGCGTCTAATGGTTTTGCAGGATCTGGTAAATCTTCAGATGATATAATTAAACAAATGGAAGAAAAAGATAAAGCAAAGATAGATGAAAATGCTGATGTAGAGAATATATCAAAAGACGTTACTACACAAAACACAGGAGTTGCAGGTAACGTTTCTAATTATACTATAGAGCCTGACATAATACCTTTAGTTTCTGGTTCTGTAGAAAAAGATATCTTAAATTTACAAAAAGGTTTACAGAAAGAAAGAGCATTAGATAGAGCTTTAGCTATCGCACAGGCAGGTTTTGGTATTTTAGCATCAGATGCACCAACTTTAGGTCAAGCAGTGGGTGAGGGAGCCTCTACGGGCTTAGAAGCCTATAGAGATGCTAATAAAAGATATCAAGAAGGTGTTGTTGATTTAATAAATGCCAGAGCAAAGATTGCCTCTGGTAGAAAGAAAGGTAAGTTATCTGCAAGTGACATCATGAGTAATCTTAATAAAACTAGAGAACAGCTTTATGGCAAGCCCGGTGATTTGGGTTTTATTAAATCAGAGCTTGATGATAAAACTAAAAATCAATTAGAAGCACAAGAAAGATATTTAGTAGAATTGTTAAAAGATTACGATATAGATCTACCTATTGCATCAGCTATACCATCTTAAAGGCGCATAAATGGGTACAATTAATGTAAAAAGTAACTTAACTGGTAAAACATACCCTATACTAATAGCTGGTAATACTCCCACTACAGCAGAAGACCAATTTATAAAAAATTATATTGCTAGAGAAGATGGTGTTTTATTAGAGGCACCTGAGTTAAAAGCAGAAGAAGAAGGTGGTCTTATTGATCTTCCTAAAAGTTTTATAGGGAGTTTTATTAAAGGGTACACAGACATACCCGGTGGTATAGCTTCTATAGGTGAGGGTGTTGGGGAAAAATTAGGATTTGATGCTGCACCCGGTGAGACAGGTATAGGAGAAGCCGCACAGAATTTTTCTAAAGGTGCTAGTAGAGCTTTAGCGGATACATTTGATTTTAACGAAAGTCCTTATAGTAAATTTGGACAAGCAGGTGGGTCACTTGCATCTTTTCTTTTAGGTGGTTTTGCTGTTAAAAGTGGCTTGGCAGTTGCAGGTGCTGCCCCTAAAGTTGCTTCAGCTTTAGGTTTAGGTACAGTTGCAACACAGGGTGCGGCTTTAACATCACAAGATCAAATGAATAGGATTGCTAATTTTTTAGAAAATGGCGGTGTTATAGACGGTTCACAAAAAGCAGATGCTGTATTATTAAGCGCTTTAATTGGTACATCAGAGGCTATACCTTTTGCTGCGTTAAGCAAGAGTTTAGGCGCTTCTTTAAAAATTTTAAAAAAAGTAGACAAAAAAGACATAGATGAAGCAGTAAAAACTATAGGCGGCAGACTAAAAAGAAGCATTGGTGTTGGCATTGGCGAGGGTTCTCAAGAGTTAGTTGCAGGTATACTCCAAGATTTAACTGAAAAAAATATTTACAATCCTGATGTACAAGTAGGTCAAAGTGCATATGATGATGCTGTTTATGGTGGTGGCGCAGGTTTTGCTTTAAATTTAATATTAGACAGTATTAGAGGCAGAAAAGTAAACCAATATGAAAATAAACAAAAAGAATTAGATAACGATGCTGACGAAGCTGCAAGAGAAAATGCTAGTATGGCTCAAAATGCAAAAGATTATTTAAAAACTCAAGAAGACAAACAAGTAAAACTAATAGAGGGTCCGGGCCTTGGGTTGCCTGCACCTGATGCTCCTATTATTCTTCCATCTGGCGATCCTGTTACTGATATAGACAATCAGTCAGCAGTTGATGCCCAAGAAAATCAAAAAAGAAAAAATACTGAAGATACGTTACAGGCTGCAAGAGAATCTAGAACTCCATATAATCCTATAAAATTAGAAAGTTTACCTGAAGATGAAGCGTTTAAAATACGTAAACAAAGAATAGAATTAAAAAAAGGTATACCTGTAGATGATCCTGTAACATTACAAGAGTTACAAGAAGTTGTTGGAATGGAAGCAACAACAAGAGAAATGATTTTACAAAAGCCTACATTAAATAAAGCTCCAACCTTTGAAGAAGAGGTTGATGCTACAGATAACATAGAAGATGCAACAGAAACAAAAGAAAGATTACAAAATTTTCAAGATAATTTATTAAAACAAAAGGTTATTAATAAAGCTGCGGCTAAAAGAGTATACCAAAAATTATATAAAGAAAAAATGCCAGATGATATTGCTGATGGTGCATTGGCTCAAATGTTAGGATCTGGTGTATTGCAATATGATGGAAAAGGTAAATATTCACCTAGAAGTCAGGTAGATGTTAATTTAGATTTTATTGAACAGGCAAGAGCTTTATCTGAGAGAGCAAGACAAATTAGAGAGGCAGACGATAGATTAAGAAAACAAAGAAAAATATTCCGTAATGATCCAGTTAATCTTGAAACTAACAGTCAACAATTAGATTTATTACAAAAAAGATACAGTGATATACA